ATAAGCTTATTAAAATCTTTTTCTTTCGGATCATGCATACGAGCTTCGTAATGTTCACGAATTTTCTTCGTCGAAAGACCCTCAGCAAGTGCTACTGAGAAGTACACATGGCGAAGAAACTCATACGCAATAAGGTTAGTCCCCATACTATCATACGCGTTTCCGGCAGCAGACAATAGGAAATCAATTGGTGTCCGTATACCACCCGAACCGAACGGGAGCTTCCAATAGTACTTCGTAATTGGACGATAAGGTACTATTCGAGCAGTACTGGCAGGGAAATGTGGTGGACGCGTGACGAAGTAACGCTGTAAAAAGACAACGCCACGGGTCGACATTCCCCCAGCCCAATCAGGTTCGGATAAAAATGGAATATTGTTACGGATATCTTTTATCTCCATACCAACACATGAGAGTACAAACTGAGCATAACCATTCTCATTAATGATATCATGAAGTAGGTGATGAACGCCACCATTATGATCGTCTCCATAGCACGCAAATTCCACGTGCCCTGAAGCAAATAGTGCATCCATTTGACGCCGTCGAGAGGGGTTAGCCTCATAAACAACTTCAAAATACCACCAAAAGAGAAAACCTGCAATCCAAGAGTCACCATGAGACGTGTCCCATGCGCCTGAGGGCATACATCCAATTATCATTTTCCAGATGTCGCCAAAAACATGAGTCAGGCGTTGAGTAAGCCACTTCATGACCACGCTCAACAAAATTCGATAAGCCTGAGACTCGGGTGTGTGCATAGTAAAGTCAAAATACACACCGCCCATGACACAATACAACTCCATCAAAGTACGGTGGACTTTCATGTCATAGTTTTTGAAATCACCATCAAAGTAACGCATAGAGGGGTTATCAGCTTTAAACTGCAAATAATAACGTAACGCACCGCCATGCCACCAACGCAAACCAATCTTTATCATTCGACCCCTCTCAATACGGGATCGAAGCTTAAAAAGATGCTGCTCAAGGCACAAACCTGTCATGAAACCAAT